CAATAGAGGCACACGTAATGTGGCCTTACCATTTGGGGGATTCCCGGGAGCAGCGCTTTACTAATGATTGAGCCAGTACTAGAAGATATAAAACAATACGTATATGAACAAGAGGGCGTGGAAGCTTGTGGTCTACTAAATATAGAAAGAGGACGAGTTAATTGGCACCCTTGTATAAATAAAGCAGAACAACCTTGGATTGATTTTATGATAGACCCTCTAGACTATAAACAGATAGCAGATAGAGGAGACATAGTAGGTGTTGTACATAGCCATCTTGGGCCACCAATTCCAAGTGTTATGGACAGGGCTGCTTGTGATAGATTAGGTATTCCTTGGTATATTTTTGGAGAAAATGATGAATGGACAAAATTGGAACCGAAAGAAGAAGCTTATGATTTACTGGGAAGACCATTCGTTTATGGCGTCTATGATTGTTTCACTATCATAAAAGATTATTACGAAGCACAAGATATAAATATCTTCCCATATGAGTACGAGTGGGAATTTTGGGAAAAGGGTAAAAATCTATATATAGACAACTTTGAAAAAGAGGGGTTTGAAATTGTAAGAGATGGTAGTCTAAAGATTCATGATTTAGTTTTAATGGCTCTAAATAGTGACATTACCAATCATGCAGGAATCTATGTAGGACGTGGAAAAATGCTTCATCATGCACCTAACAGATTATCATGCCGAGACAACTATGACGGCATATGGAAAAAGATTACGAGAGTAATAGTAAGACACGAGAAGTTTAAATGAGAAAAGTTTATTTAGAAGGTATACTAGGGCAAAAATATGGGGAGGAATGGACTCTTAATGTTGCCTCGCCCGCAGAAGCACTTACAGCTATTATGGCACAGCGCCCTGGCATGAAACAGTTTCTAGCAGAATCAGAAGGTATACAAGGCTATGAAGTTTTAATAAATGATGAGAGTATTACTAGCGAAGCAGAGTTAGTTTTAAATGAACCAGGAATGACTCAGACCTACACTTTTGTTCCTGTAGTTGCAGGGTCAAAAAGTAAAGTTATGATGATGGTACTCGGTGTTACACTTATTGCTGTAACAGGAGGTTTTGGAGCTGCATTTGTCCCTGGATTTATGGGAGGAGCAGTAGCAGGTGGAGCAGCAGTAGGAACAGCTTCGGGTTTAACAGGTGCAGCACTGACTTCGGCAATATCAGCAGGAACAGTAACAGCTGCAGGAACTTATACAGTAGCAGGAGCAGCTGCGGCTATGGGTACTAGTTCAGCTGCAATACTTGCAACATCAGCCGCAGGAAGCATGGGAGTAGGACTACTATTAGCAGGTGTAGCTTCAATGCTTATGCCTGAACCACCAGAAGGTTCTGGAGCAGAATCAGCACAAAACTATTTATTCTCAGGCCCAGTTAATAATGTAAAACAAGGTGGCCCAGTTCCTCTTGTTTATGGGAGAGCAATAGTAGGTTCAACAACTATTTCGGGGTCAGTATATTCAACAACTTCAAGAGAAAAAGTATCAAGTACTAGAGCACTAGTAGGTATATCAAACTTTAGACAAGGCGGGTCAACTTTTGGACAAAATGAGAACACAGGTCAAAATCAACAAGTACCTGTTACACCACCAGGAACAGTAATACCATGAGTAAGTTAATACGAATAAAAGGATCTGGCGGAGGAAAAGGCGGAGGCGGAGAAACCTTTGAAGCCGATGATAATCTATTTTCTCGACAAAGCGCCGCGTTTGTAGATGCAATCGCAGAAGGCCCAATCAAAGGATTAGTATATGGCGATGCTTCAATTATCGTTGATGAACAACGTCTTCGTAATGTAAATCAATCTACAGGACTTGTATCATCTAAAACAAACTTCAAAAACTTTATTATGACAACAACAAAAGGTGAGGCTACACAAACGCCTGACCCAGAGTTCTTTTCAGACTTTCCTTCAGCAGCAATAACAGAAGAAAAGAACTCAGCAGTTCTTTTGGAAGGAGAGCCTCAGTTCTTCACTATTTCTAGTGGCACATTTGAAAAACAAAATGCAGACTATTTAAAAGTTACTATTTCTACAAATGGTATGAGTGCTATAACAAAGAAAGGAGATAATAAAGGAGACATAAAGGAAACAAAAGTATTCTTTAGAATTGACTTAGTTTTTACAAATAATAGTGGAGCAACAATCACTAGAAATAAATTCAATACTGGATTTGTAGGAAAAGTAGGAAGTAAATACGCACATACTTTCGGATTCAATATTGAAAATGAAAAAGAGAATGAAGGAGTACTAGACTGGGCGATTAAAGTTACAAAACTAACTTCAAGTCCAAATAGCACAGAGACCACAGAAGTTTCAAATGATATCTTTGTAGATAGCATTGAAGCAACTATTGCTGATAAGTTAGAATATCCTTATACTGCTTATGTTGCTGGTGTAATTGATGCAGAACAATTTAGTAGTATTCCTTCAAGAGGTTACGAGATAGATGGAAAAATTATTAGTATTCCTACTAATATGTTCCCTTGCGATTATAATGGTAGAAAGATAACTGTAAACAGCGTTTCAGGAATTAGTGTAGGAACAGTTTTAAGTCAAACATTGACCGTAAGTAGTATTACTGCAGCAGGAAATGCTGATGATGGCTTTATAGCTACGGTTACACTTAGTGCAAATCACCAAGTTCCTAGTACTGAGACCTTTGAAGTAACAATCGCAGGAGTTACAAATGATACTGATTTTTATAATGGCACATTTACTGCAACTTCTACTGGTGGTACAACTTTTACTTATCCACTTGCTACACCATTCAACGAATCCACAGGAGAGTTCAAAACACTAGGAAGCACTACTGCAAGTGGTACAAAAACTGCCGCACTATTTACAGGTGGTATTGTTGATAAAATAGATGGAAGCACCCTTTATGTAAGAAACGTAGCGGCTCAAAAACAAATAGTTGGAGGACTACTTACGTTTCCAGGAGGTACAACTAATGTAACTAATCTTAGTGGACAAATTTTTATTCCTGCTAATTATAGAAGACATGTAACTACAGGTGTGATGCAAACTACTGAGCAAGACTGGGACGGAAACTTTTATGAGTCTTGGTGTAATAATCCAGCATGGGTATATAATGATTTAATTACTGATAAAATTTATGGATTAGGAAACTATCTTGGGCAAACAGAAGTAAATAAATGGGAGTTATTCCAAATAGGTAGATACTGCGATGAACTCGTACCAGCAGGAGTAGATGCCGCAGACTTTTTAGCACTATTTACTACTGATGATAGTAATTATATTCCTAGTGGTAGTACAGGAACTCATGAGCCTAGGTTTAGTGCAAACTTAGTTATTAACGGAAAGCAAGAAGCATATAAAGTACTCAATGATATAGTAGGGATATTTAGAGGTATGACCTACTGGTTAAATGGAGAAGCTTTTGTTGTACAAGATTCAGAAAAAGATCCTGTCTATCAATTCACAAATGCAAATGTAATAAACGGTACTTTCGCGTATGAAGGCACTCCTTTAAAAACTCGTATCAATGCTTGTCAGGTTACTTGGAATGACCCTAACGATTATTACAGGCAAAGAGTAGAACATGTAGAACTTGAAGAAACTTTACAAAGAGACGATGAGTTTGTAAAACCAGATTCAGTTACAGCATTTGGTTGTACGTCTAGAGGACAAGCTAGAAGACTAGGTAAATGGAGACTTCTTACTAATAATTTACATACTAATACCGTTACATTTAGTACAGGTATTAACGCGGCATTTATTAAGCCAGGTGATATTATTCAAATCGTTGACCAACATAAAGATGGTAAGTCATGGGGTGGAAGAATATCAAGTGGTAGCTCAACTACCGCAATAAAAGTAGATAGAAAACCAACAGGATTCGGAGATACAAGTGTAGAGTCAGGATATGCAGTAGGCGACTATAGACTCACAGCTTCTTTTGTAGGACATATTGCTTTACTCGCGCAGGATACTGCAACTATTGGTGGAGTAAACTATGTAAGAGGACAAGAGATACCAAATATAGCTTCAGAAGAAGCAGCAGCAAAACAACAAGATGATAGTGGTGATATTGTCTTTATACAATGGAGTGCATACACTCATACAGAAACAAGAACTTTAAATGCCGTATCAAATAGTGGTAAAACTCTAACTGTTTCTCAAGCCTTTACTACTGCTCCCGCAGAAGACCAAATATGGATATTATCTAGACCTAGTTTACAAACTGGAAAAACAAAACAGGAAGCTAAATTATTCAGAGTATTGGCTATGGTGGAAGAAGAAGTTGGTAAATTCGAAATCACAGGTTTAGAATATAATGCTACAAAATTTGATGCAGTAGATAAAAATGAAGCGATATCAGAATACAGAACAATTAACTTACCAAATTCTTTTAGTACTGTTCCTACTGTAAATAACGTACATGCCTTTGGAACAAAAGAACCAAGAATAGGTGATAATACTTATATAAATGTTTTAAATGTAAACTGGGATAATGCAAAAAATGATGATGGAAGTATGTATAACTTTGTTAGAGGATACGAAGTACATTACTCCAAAGACAATGTAAAATTTATAAATGCAGGATTATTCCATGGTACTGAAGCAGATATTGTAGGAGCTATAACTGGCACTTACTTTTTTAGAGTCTATACTATTAGTATGCAGGGTAAAAAATCTGCACCTGCATTATTAACTAAAACTATCGACTTTGCTTCTCTAATGGATATAGAAGGCACAGTTGGTAACGGGGATATGATAATCCCACTAACAGGTAGAATTAACTCAGAATTTAATATAAATACAAGTAGTGGTCTCGTTAGCTTTACACCTTCTACTAATTTTACTTACACTAATAACATAGCAAATATAGAAATAAGTAGCCAAGCAAATCTAGACTTTAGCGGATTAGCAAATAGTGGAATAGGCTATGTTTACTTTGACCATTCAGTTGGTGGGACAAATAACTTCAAAGCAATAGCACATGATAGCACGTCCGACCAGTTCTTTCCTGTAGGTGGAAATGTTTTCCAAACAGGAACAGGAACTATAACTTCTGCAGGAAATACTAGAACACTTACAGGTAACGGTACAAACTGGAGTACTGCATTAAAGAAACATGACGTTCTTAAAATTACAAAAGATAGTGTAGATTACTATGTTAGAGTCGATGAAGTAGTAAGTGATACAAGTGTAATTCTTAGAAAAGTTTTAAGTCCAAGTTTAACAAACAATGCTTATTCATTCCCTACTTTCTCAGTAGAATATGCTTCTGCAACAAGTGGTGGTATAAGAGATACTATCATGGGAGAGGTTACAAAATCATCTGATGGCAGTTCTTATAGCCTAGTACAATTTGGTACAAGTAGAGGGGAAGCAGGCTTTAGTGTATTTGGAACTAATGAATCTCATGGATTCACAGCACCAAATAATGGACAAATTAGTCAAAGTGATTATACCGCATATGTAAATGATTACACAGTTTCAAAAGGCTCAACCCAATATACATTTGCTTCTAGTGGCACAGCTGCAAATACTTATAATGTAACTGTATCTGCAGTTACAGGATTCTCAGGAACTAGTGCAGTTAATATTGGCACAAATAATAGTCAAGCAAGAATTACTATTGATGATAACTCACTAGATAGTGTTACAGCTGCAACAGCTACTCTTTCTTTTACAGAAAACGCAACAGGAAATACAATTTCAACAAGAGTTCTTTCTTTTACAAAACAAACTGCAGGTGCAGCTGGTGCTGATGGTGCTGATGGACAAGATGGGCAAGACGGAGCAGACGGTCAAGACGGCTCAGCTGGTGTAAGCGCAGCAGCAATAAAATTAGTTCCAAGTTCACAAGCTATACTATTTGACCAAGCAGGAAGTGAAAGCACAACTATTACTTTTACAACTGATGTTCAAAATGTTACTTCACCAAACTATGAGTTTTTAGTTGATGATGTAAGTAAGCAAAATGGCACAACTGCTACATTTACTTTATCTGATAGTGATGAGCCAACAGTAGGAAATCTTAAAAAAGTTTTAGTTAAAGTTAGAAGTGGCAGTACTTCAGGAACAGTACTAGCAAGAGACACAGTAACAATTTATGGTGTTAAAGAAGGTTCTGATGCATATACTGTAATTCTTTCTAATGATGCACATACTCTTCCAACTACAAATGCAGGAACAGTAACTTATACAGGCTCAGGAACAGATGTTAGAGTATTTAAAGGTAGTAGTGCACTAACACATACTACAGGAACACCATCAACAGGACAATTTAAAGCAGTAGCTCAATCAGCAACAAATATCGTAGCGGGTAGTAGAAGTACTGTAACAAAAACAACTACAAATGATACAGCTAGATTTGCAAACGCAAGTAGTTGTAGTGCAGATACAGCAGAGATTGAGTTTAGTGTAAACTGTGAAAATTTACAAACAATAATAAAATCACAAACATTCAGTAAATCTAAACAAGGTACAGATGGTCAAGATGGACAAGATGGTCAAGATGGACAAGATGGTCAAGATGGTCAAGATGGAGAAGATGGAACAAATGGAGCTAATGGATTAAGAACCGTACAAGGCTACTTATACTATGAAAAGACAACTAGTGGAGCACCAGGAGCACCAAGCGGAAATACTTATACTTTTTCTACTGGACTTGTAACAGGAAGTGGAATTAACGATAGTGGAACTACTAACTGTTGGAAAAACTCTCCAAGAACACAAGACGCTACAAGCACAAATCAGTATTGGATAGTTAGATACTTTGGAACAGAAAGTTCTGCAAATGCTTCAACTATAAGTGTAACTTATAGCAATGTAACACAGCATGCTAGCTTTACTGGAGTTGTAACATTTAGTGGTGGTACTTTACAAGATAATAGCGGTAATTCATATGATACTTCTACAGCTATCACAGCAAGTCAAGTTATAAATCATATTGGGGGCGCAAATACAACCACAATTGATGGGGCTGTAATTACTACAGGAACACTAAATGCAAACAGAATAGTAGCAAATAGTATTGATATTGCAGGTAAATCAATTGCAAATAGTTTAGGAGTCTTAAAAAGAACAATCACTGATAGTAGTGATATTTTTAATTATACTGAGTTAAATAGAAGTGCTTTTGATGGTAGAGTACAAGATGGCAATGGACCACCTCATATATCAAACACAAATTCTGGTCCAAGTAATACAACTTCTAATCCACAAATATTTGCAGGTACTTCTATACTAGGCAATAGTCCACTAATGACTTTACAATATACTACTCATAATTGGGGAAGTGGGACAAAGCCTTTTGTATTTGAATTTGTAGGAACTGTAAACGGTTCTACTTCAGATGAAACAGAAACAGTAGTTGCACTTGTTGTTAGAGAAACAACTAGTGCTACAAACTATACAAGTAATAGTCCAAGTTCTTATAAAGCTAGTAGTAGAGAAAGTGCTAGTGGAAGCTCTTCTTTTGGAGTACAAAGACTAGTCGTAGAGTGTGAGTTATCACCAAATACTTCATACTATGCTTGGCTATTTGTAGGAGGAGAACAAGGTATCACTAGACTATCTGATGCAACAATAGAAATAAGAGGATTAAATATATAATGGTAACAAATTTAGAAAGATGGCAAGTAATAAAAGAAAAACGAGATGCAAGATTATCTTCATGTGACTGGACTGCTCTTAGTGATGTAGACTTATCTACTTCGAAAAAAACAGAGTGGGCGACCTACAGGCAAGCATTAAGAGACATACCTAATAATTTAAGAGGACACTCTGATTATGTAAGTGACTCAGACACCAATCCTTTTGAAGATCTTGGTACTTGGGGTTGGCCAACAAAACCAAGTTAAAAATATAACCATAAATTTTTGGTTGTATTTCCGAGAATTGTATAAGCAATGCTAGAGCAAACTAAAATAGCTGACGTTCCAAATTTAGTTCTTGACATTACCTATGATTTTTGCTATAATTTACAAATAGGAGTATAATTTTAAATGGCAGCAGGAACTTACGATATAGTTATAGACCAAGGAGCGGATTTCGCTATTGAAATAGCGATTACAGACGATAATGGTGTAGTGCAACTTGCAACTCATACAGCAAGGGCACAACTTCGTCCATCTCCAACTTCTTCTACTAAAACAGCAGATTTTACTTGCACTATCGTAAACGCTTCTCAGGGCAAATTAAAAATGGCTTTGAGTAATTCGACTACTGCTAGTATCTCCTCAGGAAAGTATTACTATGATTTAGAATTAGTAAATACAGGTAATGGTACAGTAAATAGGTTACTGCAGGGTGTGGCTAGAGTCACTCCAGAAGTCACGAGATAATGGACGTAACAGGTTTATGGAATGATTTATCTTATTTTGACGGAATAATATTTTCTGTCTGGATAGGTATTTTATATGTAGGTAAATCTTATATAGATGATTATTTCTGGCATAAAAAGGATAAGTAATGGCAACTAAATTAACAATCACCCCGCAAACTACTTCATTAAGTACTACCAATCAGGTTACTACTCTTACTATTTCTAGTGCAGTAGCTGGAGCAGCTACAGATGCAGCAGGTATTACTTTCGCAAACGCAGCTAGAACTTTATCTACTGCAAACAATGTTGAGGACGCCTTACTTCAATTGGCGGATCAATTCTTTGTACAAACAACTGCACCTACAGCTAGTACTACAAATCTAGCGGAGGGTGATTTATTTTATGATACTGACGATAATCAGTTAAAGATCTACCGTGAAACATCTACTGGGACGTTTGAATTCGTTCCAATAATGATTGGCAATAATTCAGCGAACTCAGATACGGTAGACGCAGGGAGCTTTTAAGCTCATATAGGGAATAATAATGGCACAAGTAATTAAAATTAAAAGAAGTACCAGTACTTCCGCACCAGGTTCACTGGTAGCTGGTGAGTTAGCGTATTCTTCGGATAGTAATAAGCTATTTATTGGTCACCCTTCCTCAGAAGCTGTAACAGCTATCGGTGGTGCGTTGTATGTAAACATGTTAGACCACTCTGCTGGAACACTAACAGCAAGTTCAGCTATTATAGTTGATACTAACAGTAAGATTGACCAATTAAAATCAGGTAATATAGTAGTTACTGGTTCAAGTAATACTATTTCTACATCTTCAGGTAATTTAACAATTGCACCAGCGGGTACATTAGTAGTTACTCATGGCGGTACAGTTGATTTATCTGGACAAGCAAATTCACTAACATTACCAGACAACCAAGCGTCTGCGTTAGATATTAACGAAGGCGGCACTTCATATCTTAAATTTACAACTACAAACTCTGGAGAGAAAGTTGTTGTCGGTAAAGATATGGACACAGGAACAATCAATGTTACTAGCGGTAATTTATTAGTAGGAACAGATAAACTTACAGTAGCATCAGGTACAGGTAACACAGTAATAAAAGGTACTGCAAATATACAAGGAGCAGCAGACCTAGATTCTACACTTAATGTAGATGGAGCTACAACTCTTAATGGAGCTGTAACTTTAGGTGACGCTTCAGCAGATGCAATTACAGTTAGTGGTACAGCAACTTTTACCCCATCAGCAGACTTTGATGGTGGCTTTTCAGTAGCAGGTTCACAGACTGTTGATATGGGCTCAAACAGAGTTCAGAATGTAGCAACTCCTACATCAAGTACTGATGCAGCAAACAAAGGTTATGTAGATAGTGTAAAACAAGCACTAGATATCAAAGACTCCGTTAAATTAGGTACAACTGCAAA